ATGTGGAAGAACTTAGGATCATCAACATCACTCCAAGTAAACTCCATCTGAGAGCCAAGATAATGAACATTGCCTTTACTTGATTTAGTATGGAAGTGGCCTGACATAACTGTTTCGAAACGTTTAAATAGATCTGCTGTCATACCGTGTGGATTAGGCATGCCTTTGTACATATCAAATCCTAGTAGCTCAAGGTGAGCACCAAGGAATGGAGCTTTACAGTTAGCAATAAAGTCTGTATACTCTTTATAGTTAGCATTATTAATCCATGGAACAACAGCTACGCCTAGACCATCATAGTCTAGAACTGTCGGCTTCATTATAATATTAACATTGGAAGTAAAATATCCGAGCAGCTCTTTGAGGCTACACAACTCATTAGTATTTTTATAGAACACATCATGATTGCCAGGAATAATATCCATAGTAATATTATTATCCCGAAGAGGTTCCAAGAAAACTTTACGATTTTGATTAAGTGCTTTAAAATTGACAAACTTTCGATGCTCATAGTAATCACCAAGGTGAAGTATGTTTTTAATATTATGTTCTTTTAAATAAGGAAAGAAGATCTCAGAATAGAATCGTTCTTGGTAGTTTAAAAATATATCGGAGGAGTTACGTACACCACAATGTGTATCATTCAATATAGCTACTTTCATATTATACCATAAATAATTCTAGTTTTTTAGCTTTAGCAGCTGCTTTCTCTTCCTTAGCAAACTGTTTAACTGCTTCGTCTTTAGTCTTAATAACATCAATACGACTCTTAAGCTGATCAACATAAGCTCTTGTATCATTTGCTGCTTGTGCATCCATACCCATATCCATAAAGTCTTCAACACCCATACGTTCAATAAACCGATGCTTTATATCTTGTTGCTTCTTTTCTTTTGTAATACGTCGAATGAATGCAAAGAAACAAATCTGAGTAAAGTATGAGAATGCATTAGGGTTACCAGTACGAGTAGCAGTTTCAATCTTATAGTTACGAATAGCTCTTAGACAATTTTCAACAGCATCCATTACCATTTCATCTCTATAAGTGTACCGAACAAAGTTCGGTCTGTGAGACAGGCCTTCGGATATCTTCATAAAGCATGTAGCAATATAATCAGTTACTTTAGGAGGTGTTTGATTTTTTTCTTCAGCATCATTAACTGACTTAACATAGTCAACAACAGCATAAGAAAATTCTTTATTGTTTACGTAGTGTGGTTTTTCTCTTGGTTTTAATTTTTTAGTCATGTGTTGTTCTCCATAATATGTATATTATAACACAGTTTCTAGAGAATGTACACTGTTAAAATAATTAAAATAAAGGTGTACATATGAGTGATTATGTGTTATAATAATATAGATCCCGGGGAGGGCAGGGGTATACTATATTATTTAATGTACTGTTTCAGGTTTATCAGGTACTAAAGTAGGATGATCATCGTCATCATCAATATCATCTGTAACAGGTGTTTCATCTAAAGCCAATGCAAACTTAATGTATGTTTCTTTAATGTTATTAGCAACAGATGCATGTGCAACTACCATCGATTTATCGATGGTGAACGTATTACTTAAAGAAAGATCAAACCATGGCACAAGCTGATATGCATCGTGTTTATACTTATTGACTTCAACTTTAAAAGGTCTATCTACGATAAAGTTACCTGTGTTATCATTTGCAACTAATCCAATTATCTCATCACCATTCATGAGCTTAAACTGACGTATCTGTAGCGTTTCTAATTCACTCATATCTTTATCTCGTATACCTTGTATTTGAATTTCTCTTTATTATATATCTTAATTCTTTCAGCAGCATGATTTAACGTATAATTCTTTGAACTTTTCCAATGTAAATCATCAGCTATATCGTATACCTTTGTAGCTTTACCGTCAGTCGACTTACGTAATCCTCTACCAATTGATTGAAGTACTCTAACCTGAGACTTCGATGGTGATGCAAAGATTATGTTGTTTAGTCTTTTTATATTTATACCTGTAGAAAACGTACCAACCGAAGCCACAATAATTGCATCTGATTCACCTTCAGTAATAGCTCGTATATTCTCTCTATCATCTACTCCTGTTTCACCAGATACATAAAAGAGTTTACGATTCGTTCTACCCATTTCTTCTAACTTCTTCGTTAACATATCATGTAATGGTTTACCATGCTTATCAACATACTGGAATAGAATAAGAGTATTACCATCTTGATCTAAAGCAAGGTTCGATATAAACTGATTACGAGGATCATGCCTTACAATAAAGTCCATCTCTTCTTGATACTTCACCTTTGAAATCTGTTTACAATATTCATCAGCATATTTTAATAACAATACCGATACATCTAAATCAGCTAAATCCTTCGAATCAATCAAAGCTTTAGTAGTAGTTACTTTATGTACTGGACCGAACAAACCTTCTAGTACAAGCTGATGTGTCTGTGTTCCATCCAATGTACCAGTTGTACCAATTCTGTATTTAGCATTACAGCACTTCTCAAGTATTGCAGTTAATGACTTAGCTTTAAAGTTATGTGCTTCATCACCTATGACCATACCATAATCAGCAAACCATGGAGCACGTTCTTTATATATTGACTGCCATGTACTAATCACCACTCTCTGTTTTATGTCATACTTCTCTTTGCCACCATAAATCCTATGACAATCCTCTTCTACATTCCATTCATCGTATTGGCTATAATCGGCAAAATCAGAATACATCTGCTCCACGAGAGAAGTAGTCGGTACAATCAATAAGATATTACCTTCATCATACGTACTCAGATAATAACGAATCGCCATGTATATAATCAAAGACTTACCAGATGCAGTCGGTGAAAGTAACAACGATTGTCTATTACTCAACGCATGATGTACAGCTTCTTGCTGATATCCTCTTGCTTCAATCTTAGCGCCACTGGCAGTCAAATGTAACTCATCTAATAATGCAGGTACATCTATATTCTCTGTTATATCTGGGCGACCATAGTGATGGCTATCTTCAACTTCTATTTCATAATCGCGTGATGCGGCAAACTCACTAAGGTATTTAAATAACCCAGTATATAGTAGCTTTTTACGAACATCGAATAATCGTATCTTACCGTCCCACATGCGATTCTTATATGCAGGCATAAATTTGTATCCTGGCACATAAAAGCAAAAATGATCAGCTAATTCCATCTCAATACCAGCATCAGTCTGTATATTGAGAAATACATGATTAGCTTTAGATACTATAATCTTATCCATTATACTCCACTCGTGAACTTTCTCCACTCAATCATATTCTTAATGTTTTGATGGCGCCACTTAATATTCTCTAATATTTCCTTTAGAGTCTTATCAAGTTCTTCGAGGTATTCGATTTTAGATTGTGCTTCTTGTATGACAGGATCGGAGTCATAGAATTTATCCATGTCTCCTTTAAGTACAGTAAGACCACCAAGAGGATCATAGTCCCAACCAAGATCATCCATCTCTTGCTTAGATAGTTTACCGTTATAGTGTAACCACTTATTTTTAAGCAATACTTTAAACTCAGCTTCNCGTCGTCTTAACGTAAGCTTATTGATGCTCATAAGTTCTAGGTATTTACCATGAAGTTTGGCAGATTCACGAGATGCTTCATCTAACTGCATTTCATCTATCTCGCAATCTTTCTGCCACATTTCTAGAATGGACTTTAAATCAATCATATAGTTGTAACCTTATCAATCAGTATTATAATTATATATATATGCTTATTTTATTTGGAAGTATGAGTACTTAAATGTTACTTCAGCAGTAATATACTCAACATCACTTGCAGTATCAAATTGTAAACCAGATAATGCAGTGGGGAATATGTCTTTAAATTCTATCTCTTTTGATTTATTATTATGAGAGTTGAGTACAATCAGAGTTGCATCTGACATAACTTCACTCATCTCTACTGTGCCATTTACAATATCGTGCATCCAATTGAATGTTTCAATGAAGTTTTCCATGTTCTCGGTTACATTAAATCTTACTGTCAAATCTTCAAAGTTGATTCGATCACCGACAAATCCAATGTTAGCACCTTTATATGGAACAGGAGCTTCAGTCATACTGATTCCTGGTAAGCTCGCTGCCGTACAGAAGTACTCGAGATTAGGATACTTATTGTAATCAATCTTTAATGCGAAGCCCGTAGGACTTAGAAAGTTTTTATTAGTTGTCACAGCCATAATTTATCTCCGTTATACTTTTATTTATACATAAAAAAAGAGGGATCCGAAGATCCCCCTTTCTAGTTTACTTCGAAGAAGTTATTACTAATTATACACCAGTAATAATGTTACGACGGAAGTAAGGGTTAGTGCGAGCACCAACTGTACCAAGAGCATCTGTGATAGCAGCATCTGACTCAACAGCGAATGGGTTAGAAACAAGACCGTAACGAGTCTTGAAGCCAACTTTAGGCTGGAAAGTACCGGCATTAACAGCTTTAAGCTGAGTTAATGGTACGTATGGGCAGTAGTAAATACCTGCGTCATAAGAGTTAGTACCTTTATAACCAACAGTAGCATAGTTATGTGGAGCATAAGGATCAACATATACTTTCATACCGTTCTTAAGAGTACCAGCGAAAGTGTTACCAGCGTTATCAACAACTAGAGAACCATCAGTGATACCTGAACCGTAAGCCAAAGCACCAGCAGCAGATAGAGCAGCAGCAACTGAACTTGAGCAGATTACATAGTTACCTTTACCGCGACGAGTTTCTAATGCAATAGTGTTAGCTTCTTGTTCTAGACGGAAAGCTAGAGCTTGGAAACGCTCTGCCTGCCAACGGCCACCACCATTATCTTCCTCAGTAGTTAGAGAGATAACACCAAGACCAGAACCGGTAGTACCAAGCTTAGCTTGAGAGTTGATTTGCAGGATTACTTCACGGTTAATTTCACCAAGAATTTCAGCAGAAAGGATATTAGCCAATTCAGCTTCAGCGTCTAGACCGTGTACAGCTTTAAGGTCTTGAGCCAATTCCATAGTGTAAGAAGCCTGTAGAACTCGTGTTTTAGCACTTACAGTTACTTTCTCAACAGTGAAACCCATTTCTGAAGGAGCAGTAGTTTCACCAGTTCCAGTAGCAATACCAGTACCAATAGTACCAAGCTTAACAACTTTACCTGTACCAGCACCCGCGCCAGTTGCAGTAATGATGTCACCAACAGAAGCAACACCAGGAGTACCGGATTGCATACCGTTCCATGCAGCTGCATCGGAACCAGTTGGATCAATAACCTGAATTACATCACCAGACACAACAGTTGATAAAGCAACAATACCGCTCTCTAGCTT